TCGCATAACCCACGGGCGGGCTCCACAATCGGCTGAAACCGAACCAGTCCACTGCTTCAACGCCACGATAGCTGGTCATTGCCGCTATCCTCTAAGTTCATTATAACACAAAATCATCAGAACACAAGTGCTCTGAAAAATTTTGTAGCGTGTGAACTACCGCGCTTAATAATAGTATATGCAGAACCGGAAAAATTGCAACTGGAAAAAGAAACAAAATAATAATCGTGCAGATAAGACAATAATCTCCCAGATTATTCTCCGTCTTTCTGCGCCGAAATAACTTGATAATATCACGAAACAGAGGGAATATGTGACTGCCCAAAGAGAAGAGACGGGCAGGAAAGGAGCGATGATTTATGAGTGCTGGTACGGATTTCCTTGCAAGTTTGCAGAAAAAGACTGTGAAAAGTACAGTCCAACAGAAACAGCAGAAGAGAGCGAATGCATCCGCTGTGGATGTCTCGGCATTACTGGAAACAGCTCTCAGGCAGAAGAAACCTACGGAAGCTGTGGCAGATGTTCGTCAAAGTGCGGATGTCACCACAGCTTCTTTTTTACCGCCGATTGACACGCATCAAGGCAAGTCTACTCAACAAAAGGAAAAACCTACAACAGATAATAAACAAACAACCCCAAAAGACATCGTGGATGCTGGTATCACAGCCCTTATCCAGAAAGCTCTGGATGCAAAAAAGGTCATGGAACAGCCGGACATTGCAGAACGGCTACAAGTCAGCATGCAGAGTGAATTCTCCAAGCTTTTTACCCCAGAAGAACCGCAGGAAAGCAAGTTCGTTTCAACTGCGACCTTCCGAGCCACCAAAAAGAAGGTGGGGAGTATCAATGTGGCTGCCTACATCCGCGTGTCCACGGATATGAGCGACCAGGAGAACTCCTACGAAACGCAGGAAAAGTATTTTAACCAGCTGATTCAGGGCAATCCGGAATGGAATGCAGTCGGTGTGTACTCCGATTATGGTATCTCCGGCACTTCCAAGGAAAAGAGAACCGGATTCCGCAGACTGATGCGCCACTGCAAGGATGGGAAAATCGACCGCATTGTGTGCAAGTCCATTTCCCGATTTGCCCGAAACACGGCAGATTTCATGAGCGCACTGGATACCCTGCATGACTGCGGCGTGACGATTTTGTTTGAAAAAGAAAATCTGGATACGGCAGACCCAACCAGCGACTTCATCCTTACGACGCTGGCAGCTATTGCACAGGAAGAAAGCCGCAGCATTTCCGGCAATATCCGACAGGGCAATAAGATGCGCTTCCCGAAAGGGGAAGTTCCCAACAAGATCATGTACGGATACCGCTACAACGGGAAGATGGTTACTTCCGAGAGCGGATATGAGTATAAAGACATCGAGATCGTGGAAGAAGAAGCCAAGGTCATCCGGCGCATTTTCAAGGAAGTCGTGGAAGGAAAAGCCTATACGGAAATCGCAAGGGGACTGAATCTGGACAAGATTCCGGCTCCGGTGACGGATGCGGTGAAAGCCAGAAAGCGGAATTCCAAGAAAGGGCAGCTCAACAGTGACTTACAGGATGGATGGACGGGAGGACATATCACACGAATCGTCCGTGCCGAGCGGTACATGGGAGCAGTCCTTATCCAGAAGGTCTTCACGCCGGATTACCTGACTCACGAGGTTCGGAAGAACAATGGCGAAGTTCCACAGTATTTTGTCCGGAACCACCATCCTGCAATCATTGATGAGGATTTGTTTCAGAAAGCGCAGGAAGTCGTAAAGGCAAACAGTGAACTGTACAACAGGACAAGGTTTGGTAAGAAGCCGAGAGCTTTTTCCCAGAGGCTCATCTGTGGAGAATGCGGTCGGTTCTACACTGTGATGAATACGAACATTAACCCCATTTGGAGATGCCCTACGAGCAGCCAGACCACTGGGAAGTGCATCTGCCATGCAGAAAAGGTGTACGAGGAACAGGTTGTAAGAGCATTCCGCAAGGCGATTCTGGAACGATTCCGGCTGACCATCAAGCCCATCCACGACAACGTGGCTGTGGCAGACATTATGAGCGGACGCTTCAAAGAACAGTATGATAACTTCACACCAGAAGCGGATTCCTTTGTGAGCCAGATGATTGCAAGGCTTGAAAGCATTCAGAAGCTGGACTTCATGGAGCGTGACCGTGCCTTTTATAAGAAGCAGATTGCCGCCGCCCACACCAGTGTGGAAAGCACCAATAAGAAGATTCGGCTTCTGAAAAGTCAGGTGGATGTGATGCAGACCCGTCTGGAAGTCCTCGGAGATGAGATGATCAGTCCGGCTTCCATTGAGGAAAAGAAAAAGCTCATTGAGAAGCTGGAGCTGGATGTTCAGAAAGATACGGATACTGAGCAGAAGCTGACCGAACAGCTCGACTACATGGAGAACTACTGGGAAGAGTTAGAGAATGATTATGAACGAAGGGAAAAGGCAATCGAGTGGATGAAGAACCTCCCGGCGGGTCGGGATGGTACAGTGGCCTTCTTAAATGAAGTGACCGAGGAACACTGCAAGGCGTTCATTCTTTCCATTACCATTCACTCACCGCTGAAGTTCACGGTCCACTGGTTCGATGACACTAAGACTGAGGTGCAGATGGATTCCAATATTGAAGATTACCGCAATACCGCAAGCTACTATGACGGACATACGATGCGTGATGGCAGCCAGCGGAAGAAGTATGTGAGAAGAACCAGAAGAAAATAAGAGCCAGTCATAAGGCAGAAAGGGGCAGATTATGACAAGACAAAAAGTAGATGTGATTCCCGCCAGTGTGCGGTCGGTACAGAACGGCGGTCAGCTCAAAAGCCAGACCAACATCCGTGTGGCGGCCTACTGCCGCGTCTCCACGGGAGATGAGAGCCAGCAGACTTCCTACACGACCCAGAAAGCATTCTACAAAGACCTCATCACTCGGAAGCCCGGTTGGATTTTCGCAGGTATCTATGCCGATGAAGCAAAGTCTGGTACCAACCGAGAGCATCGTAAGGAATTCAACCGCATGATAAAAGATGCGATGGATGGCAAGCTGGACTACATTGTTACGAAGTCCATTTCCCGATTTGCACGAAACACCATCGACTCCCTGACCTGTACCCGTGAGCTTCGGCAGCTGAAACCGCCTGTGGGTATCTACTTTGAAAAAGAAAACATCGACACGCTGGATGCCAAAGGTGAGCTGATTCTGACGATTCTTTCGGCTCTGGCACAGGATGAGAGCCGTTCCATTTCGGACAACATCCGGTGGAGCATCCAGAAGAAGTTTCAGGCTGGCGTTCCGCACATCAATCTGAAGCGGATGCTGGGGTATGAACTGGGACCCAATAAGCAGTGGGTCATCGTGCCGGAGCAGGCAGAGATCATCCGGTACATTTTTGACCGCTATGTGAAAGGACAGACGGCGAATAAGATTGCACGGGAACTGAACCAGATGGAGAAGTTTACGGTCAACGGGAAGAAGTGGAGCGCAAGTTCCATTATGATTGTCCTGCGGAACGAGAAGTATGTGGGCGACATCGAGATGCAGAAGACCATCACCAAAGACTTCCTGACCCACCGTTCCAGTATCAACAAGGGCGAAGCACCCCGCTACTATGTGAAAAACCATCATGTCGGCATCATTGACCGTGTGACTTGGGACAAGGTGCAGACCATGCTGTTCGAGAAGCCGCGGACGGACATGACCAAAGGCCCCGGCAAGAAAAAGGTAAAGAGCATCAAGGGTTCTCCGTTTGGAAACCTGCGCTGCGGTGCGATTTTAGAGAATGGACCAGATGCCGGAAAGCCCTGTGGTGAGGGATTCTTCCGTGTGACCTACACGGGAGTGGCAAACGGCTACACTGATGAGCGGAGCCTTAAAGCGACCGGGGAAGATACCGGAGAGTATCTGGAAAAATACACTTATTCCTATCCAGTCTGGCGGTGCAAGCGGAAGATTGGAGAACGGGATGGTGAACCGCCGAAGAATGGTACACCCGACCAGAAAGCGTATTGCCGGAGCAAGAAAGGCTGCATGTCGGATGAAGAACGCAAAGCCGCCGATGAGCGGTGTCCATCGGAAGTCTACCATGAGTGTGCGTTGGAACAGAGCTTCATGGAGCTGCTCTACAGCATGAAGCGTGATTATGAACAGCACGGAGATGCTTCTATGATCGTGACCATGTTCGATAATGCCTATGAGCAGGCAGTCCGGATGGCAAACAACAGCAGTATCTCGGTACAGAGGATGGCGACCGTAGAGAATCAGATTAAAGAGATGGAGGAACGCCTGCAGGATGCCATCAGCCATCAGGTGGCGGCACTTCGGGAAGCTGCTCTGGAACAGAGTGCGGAACTGAACGAAGCCCTTTCCAACGGTGAGATGACCATTGATGACATCGACATGGACATCCGAAGCGGTCTTACACCGGGTAGCATCGGAGTGAGCTTTTATGGGACGGAAACAGAGGAAGGTTCGGAAGCACAGATTTACACGGAGCTTGTGAATGACCTGCAGGAACGCTTGCAGACACTCCGGCAGGAACAGCAGACCATCGAGCAGGAGCAGGGTGTTCTGGCTATCATGAAGAAGAACTTTGAATACTTCCTCGCCTGCCTGAAAGAACTGCCGGATGCCAATGCAAGTGGGATGCCGCTGAGAGTCAACGGGCTGGATGTGCAGGGAAGCCTGATGCGAGATGCCGAGGGCAACACCATCGAAGGCCGAAAGTATGCCATTACCAGAGGAAAGCTCAAGGTGACGCCGGAACGAATCGCAGAAGCACCAGATATGCTCCACTTTGAAAAGGGCATCTACTGTGCCTTTATCGAGAGCGGAGTGTTGCAGGGGGATGTGGCAACCTACAAGACGAACTTCGGTGTGACACTTACCTCAAAAGGCAACCGCAGAACACTCACCGGCTTTATGGGCTACAAGCGGAGTGACCTGAACGGCAATGTGGTCTACATTGACGCTCCTTACAAAGTGTACGGATTTAGCGTCCAGTACCGTCGCTACCTGACGACCGCGGCGAAGCGCGAGAGGGAAGAAGCGGTATAAGGATGAGATATGACCCTGCTGGGTGTGGCTTTATGGCTGCATCTGGCAGGGTCTTTTTTTGTTTGTGGAGGGGATTTTGTTGCTTTGTTGCTGGTTACTTTTTGTTTGAGTTTTTGTCTGGTCTTTTTTACCCGTGGGGATTGCTATGTGCAGAGTTCTGTTATATGTTGTGGGTGGCGAGAAAGACACATAGCAGAAAGGACATAGGAGAGCTGAGAATGAAAAATATAGCAGAGATGAAAGCAGAAGAATATGGTGCGACAGCAGAGGAAATCATGGTGGCAGGAGCCATGAAGCTGTACCTTCAGAGCTTGGAAGAAAAAGTGGCACTGAGAAAAGTGAGGGCTGTGTATGAGTCGAAGGTGATCCGGCTTGACTGCGGCGAAGCTGTGCCAGTGCAAAGCATTATTGACGGTGCAAAGTACGCGGCTTTCATCGATGAGGCGGTGATGTTTGCTGCTCAGGAGATGAGAGAGCGTGGGGATGAATTGGCAAAAAAGGTCATGGAAGAGTTGAGAGGTGTAGACGGAAAACACATGGTCGAGAGTGCCAGCGTGGAATTCATGAGCTTCATCGAAGATGCGTACCTGTGTTTGAAAAGTCGGTAAAAATTGCTGGAAAGTTCACAGAAGACCGCTTGATAAACGGCCGTCTTTATGGTAACATGAAAATACAATAGGAGCAGTGTATGCTCCTATCAGTAACGAGAGATGGAGGTGCTTGCCGGTGGAAAGACAGACTGCTCTTGCAGAGGCAATCGATACTGTTGCTGACA